ATTATAGATGGTGCGGAAATTCAACTATCTATGCAGTTAAAAAACTTCTAACTTTAGGAGTTGCTTCTGATGATATAAGCCTATTTATAGATCATGGTTCTAAGTCAAAAGCAGTCCAGCATATGATGCGACCTATGATTGAAAATATAGATTATAAATTGAAAAAAGTCGGTTTCAAAACAAACCTTATTGAACAAAAGCCGAAGAGTTGTACTCCTGAAAAATCAAATGCAAATCCCTTAGTAAAACGTGAAGAAAGCGAGATGGAAAAAATGTCAAAGATTTTTTTGATACCAAAGCATAGTTTAGTGGTTTTATCTATTCCATGTATATTAGGGAAAATAAAGAAAGAAGAAAAAGAGAGAATTAAATCCGAGCTGAAAGAAGCTACTGGAATGGATTTTGCTTTAGTAGTTGAAGGTAGTTTCGAGTATATTCCTTAAACTAGAGAAAGCGAGTGATCATCATGTATAAACCGCAATATCTAAATGTGGAGCGAAAAAAACAAAACGCAATGGCTGGCAATGCAATCTATTTCACGAAAGTAACTACAACGCCTTTGGGATACAAGAAGAAACCACCTGAACAGATCAAAAATAAATCAGGTAGGCGATTTGCCGGGAAGTGAAGGTGATCCATATATCTAATCCAATTGAAAGGTGGTGAAAATATGTGAGTTTATTTGATGTCTTTAAGCAGTCCATACGTAACGAAGAACCCTCAGACTGGATTCCCGATCTTGTCTATGGGGATGATGAATCTGCTCGAGCATATCTGAAAATCATGGCTAAGAACACAGTGCTAGATTTTGTAGCAAGGACAATGTCCACACTGGAAGTAAAGTTCAAAAACAAAGATGGTACTGCTGACTGGGAATACATTTTGAATGTTCGACCCAACAATGATATGTCGGCTGCAACGTTCTGGGAAAAGTTTTTCTACCGACTTATGGACGACAACGAAGTGCTGGTCATTTTTACTGAAGATAACCAATTGCTGATAGCTGATGATTTTTCTCGTACAGAATACGCCGTTTATGATGATGTGTTCACTGGAGTAACAGTAAAGAACTATGTGTTTCAAAAAAGCTTTAATATGTCAGATGTGATCTATATTGAATACAACAATGATAAACTTGATCGTTTTACAAAGGGCTTGTTCGAGGACTATTCCGAGTTATTTGGGCGAATTATTGAAATTGCAATGCGAAACAATCAAATTCGTGGATCGGTGTCCATCGATTCGACCGGAAGTATTAACGAAGAAAAAGGAAAAGACGGCAAGACACGAAGTCAAAGATTACAAGAGTATATTGACAAGGTCTACAATGCATTCAAAACAAAATCCGTAGCAATTGTAGCAAAAATCAAAGGATTCGAGTACGAGGAATACACCAACAAACAAGGGGTTTCCAATCAGTCACTGGATGAGCTAAACAAAATGAAAACATCGTTGATCGATGATGTAGCTAACGCCATAGGAGTTCCTACGGCGCTTATTTATGGTGAAAAAGCGGAACTTGATTCTAACCTTCAAGCCTTTAGGAAGTTGTGTATCGCACCACTAATGAAGAAGCTTGAGGATGAACTAATGGCGAAAATCATTACAAAAAAAGAATACAAGAACGGCGAGCGTATCAAAGTTTCTAAAGTATTGCCTGTTAGCATTCTGGAAAATGCTACTCAGATCGATAAGATCGTTTCTTCCGGAACGTTCTTGCGTGATGAAGTACGTGAAGTGACTGACTATGATCCGTTGCCAAATGGTGAAGGGCAGCAACTGATAATGACTAAGAACTATGAAAAAGTAACGAAAGGGGGTGAGAACGAAAATGCCGAAAGTTAAAAAAGTACCGTTTCAATTTACCAACGAAATCCAAAATGGTAAGCACATTCTCACCTTGAGTGGCAATGTCCAAAAGAAATACTGGCGTGATGATGATGTCATTAATGCGAAAGATATCCGAGAATCACTGGATAAAGTCACTGATGATATTGTGATCAAACTGAATAGTCCTGGCGGCGATGTGTTTGAAGGGATTGAAATTTACAACTACCTAAAAGATCACCCATCAAATGTCACTGTCGAAGTAACTGGTTTGGCAGCCAGTGCCGCAACCTTTATTATTGCTGGCGCTGACGAAGTGATCATGAATGTTGGCACTTCATTGATGATTCACGAAGCTTCTACCTTTGCTTGGGGTAATAAACAGGATATCCAAAAAACGCTGAACGCTTTAGAAACTATCGATGATTCAATTTTAGCAATTTATTCAGACAAGACCGGTCAATCAGCTGATCAGTTGCGTGAATGGATGAATGAAGAAAAATGGTTCACGGCAGACGAAGCAGTCGAATTCGGATTTGCTAATTCTGTAAAACGTGCCGAACCTCAAGAAGAACCGCAAGATATTGCATCAATGATTCAAGATGCAGTTGCTGTTGCTATGGCTAATTTAAGCCAACCTGTAACAAATCAAGTTGAACAAGAACCAAAACCAAAATCATTAATCGCACGATTGCGAAAAGGAGAATAAATTATGTTAAAAATTACAGACAAAACTGCAGATGCGAAGAAAATCTTTAACGCTATTTCTGCAAAAGAAGACGCAACACCTGAACAAGTAAATGATGCTTTAGAGGCCTATGTCACTGCAATCGCAGAAGATGCAGGTTCGCAAGTACGTGCTGAATATGAAGAATTGAAGAACGTCACTGACAACCAAATCCTTCAATCACGTGGCATTCCAGTTTTAACAGCAGAAGAAACTAAATTCTACAATGAAGTAGAAAAAGCCGGCGGTTTCGACAAGGACATTACATGGCCAGTAACCATTTTCGAACGTGTATTTGAAGATCTTCAAAAGGAACATCCTATTTTACGTCTGGTGAATTTCACACCTACTGTTGGTTTAACTAAAACAATTCGTTCTCGCCGCAAAGGGGTTGCCGTTTTCGGTCCATTGCATAAAGATCTTGAAGGGCAATTAGATGCTGAATTCGGAGTGGAAGAAGCAACACAGATCGCCTTAACTGCTTTCTTCTTAATTTCAAATGATACATTGCACTTAGGCGCTCGATGGATCAATCGTTATGTACGCCTTTGCTTAACAGAAGCTGTTAAAGACGCTTGGGCAACTAAAATTGTTACTGGTACCGGTAAAGACGAACCGATTGGTTTGTTGAAAGATTTAGATGGAGCCGTTGTTGGTGGGGTTTATCCGGATAAAGCCAGCGTTGGTACTTTGACATTCAAAGACGCACCTTCAATGGTTACTGAATTTGCAGCTGTTATGAAAAAAATGGCTTCTTACAAACATTCAATTGGTACTGGTGACACAAATGCTACTGATGAAACACGTGTGGTTGACGGTAAGATTTACTTAATTATCAACCCAGTCAACTACTACGATATTGTTGCACGCCTAACGATCCAAAATGCAAATGGGGTATTCGTGACGAACATGCCTTTCATTTCCCCAGATCACATTATCCAGTCGGTTGATGTTCCTGTGAACAAACTAATTGTATTTATCGAAAATGGCTATGATGCTACTCAGTCACAGCCTGAAAAAATTTCTGAATACAAAGAAACCTTTGCGATGAAACGCGCAACCCTTTATGCAATTGACATGTTGGGTAACGGCAAACCTGTTGATAATTACGCAGCACAAGTCTATGACATTGCTATTCCAACTAGCGGTGGCTCGGGGGAGTAACAACGCCTAACGCTCGTATGGCGACTGTAGACTATTCTAGCCTTACGGTTCCAGAACTAAAAGCGTTGTTAGACGAGCGTGCAATTGATTATGCAAGCAACGCTAAGAAGCAAGATTTGATTGATCTATTGGAGGGGTGACGAATGAAAGATCAAGTGTTTATTGATGAATTCAAGGAACGTTTTCGTATTTTTCATTCGTCCGAAGATCTCAGTATTGGCCAACAACTGGAAAGTGGGTTTGCCGATATCAAATCGATCATTGGAGAGTTCGATCCTACAAAGTATGAAAAGGGCAAAGAGTTGGTTTATGAGCGTACTCGTTATTTAAGAAACGAGGCGCTCGAATACTTTTATGACAACTTTCAGATGATGATTATGGATGCTTCGATAGATTTAGTAGGTGATCAAGTTGCCGATTAAAACAAAATATGAAAGGCCTGAAATTGTAGCCGGTGATTTGAATACGCCGGTTACTTTTTTTGAAGTAATACCAAACGATGGGCCTGAACCGGGTGAACAAGACAACAAGAAATTGTACTACTGCACTTGCTTAGTCTACAATCCTTCTTCTAAGGATAGGGATATTCTTAGCGGTAAAGGAACAAAGAAAGCTGTCACTATCAAGATTCGAGATCCATTCACAGATTATTTGCCAAACAATGCGCATAAAGTAGTCTTGGATGATTTCCGATACAAAGATGATGTGTGGGATATTGTAGATTTTGCGCCAGATGTTGAGAATAACGATTTTCTTAAAATCATCTTGGGGGTGACCTCATGAGCGTTTCAGTTAAAGGTGTGGACGAGATACTAAAGAATCTCGAAGCCAAGCTAGGTCCAGCAAGAACGAACCGGATCGTGAATAAGTCACTTAGAAACTATGGGGAAAAATTACAACAAGATGTGCAAGAAGCGGTATCCAGTTACATGGATACTGGTGAAACGCATGACACAGTAATTGTTTCCGGAGTAAAAAAAGGACCGCCTAAAACGATCGAAGTTGGTTGGGGTCAAGGTTCAAGATGGCGCTTAGTGCATTTGAGTGAGTTTGGCTATACTCGCTTTGGTAAGTACATTAGCCCTAGAGGGATGGGAAAATTGCAAGGTGTGGTCGATAAAACAGAAGGATCTGCATTTGAAGAGATGCGGTCAGAATTGGAGGAGTTAGCACGATGAAAGATATGATGATGGAAGTCTACAATGTTTTATCTGCTGATCCTACGATTGCAAAAGAGGTGACTGCAAAGAACATCAAATTCTATGAAGTACCTGAAAGCTTCGATTCGACCAAACCTTTTATTATCATAGATACACCACTTGGACCGCCAACTAGTGCTTACTATGCAGCCGACAAAGAGATGTCGCAGACGTTCAGCTATCAAATTAATGTTGAAACTCAATCAAGGATTTTGACGAAAGAAATTGCTAAAGCAGTGAAAGCTGCGATGTGGGATTTTGGTTATGCCCAGTTAAATGGTGGGCTTGACGAATATTTCTCAGAAACAAAACGCTTTGTGGATGCAAGGCGTTATCGAAAAAACACACAAATTCATGACACTGATTATTAATCGGTGTCTATTTTATTAGGAGGAATTTATAAATGGAAACTTATGGCTTTGATAAATTATCGGTTCGAAAACTTACTACAGCTTTAGAACCAGATACAACAGCGAAAATTCACATTTTAGAAGGTAAACAAAAAGAAGGTGGACCTACTGCCTTCGACTTAACAGGGCTATCCAAAGAAGCGGTGAAAGTATTTGCTGGGAACGTTGAGTATTATTTGTCCAAGAAAGGTACCGGATCAGTAGCTGCAAACTTTGGTTTACTGGATGTGCCTGTAGAAGTTGAACAGGAAATTTTAGGCTTGATCAAAATGGCGGAAGGTATTGACGGTTTCGGTGATGAAACGGATCCTCCTTATATGGCTGCAGTCGCTGAAGCAGAAGATTTATATGGTGAACCAGTTGCTTTTGCTATGGTAGCAGGTTCGTTTAATCGTGATGGGTTTTCATTGGCTACGAAAAACGATGAAGATTTTACACCTGAAGCGGGCGAGTATGTTTACAACGCAATCTCTCGAAATATTACAATTGGTGAAAATGATAAAACTGTTAAAGTCTTACGTGCATTTGGGACGGCTGCAGTCGCTCAACTAAAAACTGCCGTTCTTGGTGGCGCTGTTACACCTCCAAGTGGTGGCGGTGAATAATAAAGGCAAAGGTTAGTCTTCGGACTAGCCTTTTTATTTTTGATTAATAGGAGGAATTATATATGTCAGAAATTGGAAAAGAAATCAGATTGGATCTAATGATCAATGGAACAAGAAAGACCTTCACGCAAAGTCACGTGCCTTATTCAAAAGCTTTGGATTACACGGATGGTGAAGCAAAACTTTTTAAGAAGGATGACGAAGGAAATGATATTGCTCCTTCAAATAGGGAGCTTACTGAATTCCGTGCTGAGTTTGTAGCCGGCTTGTTTGATGACAAAGATTTAACAGGAACTGTCCTTTTAGACGGCATTGATACATGGGACAAAGATTTAATCTTAGAAATCATTATGTATCGTGTCTTAGGTTACGAGAAAGACGTGGAAGAATCAGATCCAACAGATAAGAAAGACCCAAAAGGAAAAAAGGACGGAAAATAGGTCCGTCCGATCATCATGAGTTACAGCTAGATGTTGTGAGATCTATATTGAAGATTTATCCCAGTTGGACAATCAATGACGTTCTAAATACAGATACGCTGTACCTTTATGAAATTATGTTTAAACAAACGCCAAAAGGAAAGAAAAACAAAAAACGCAAAGAAATTAAGCCATTGGCTGATTTAGTGAAAGGGGGCGTATGATTTGGCTGGTGCAACTCCATTAGGAAATATGGTCATAAAGCTAGGGTTGGATGATGCTGATTTTGGGAAAGGCGTTGCTAATTCTAAAAAGCAAGTACAATACCTAGCAAAAGAAATGCAAGCAAATATGAAAGTAGCTGATTTGGCAGGAAACAAACTTGGCAAATTAGGTACTCGATACGATGGTTTAACACAGATTATCAAAGCACAAGAAAACCAAGTGACCGCCCTCAAGAAAGCCTATGACGGTTCTTTCGTAGACGGAAAAGCAACAGATTCAACAAAGCGGCTAGCTAACCAATTACAAGATGCTAACGGTAAACTGGCTAACTATAAACTCCAACTACAAAATACAGCAGGTCAGATGGCAAGGCTACAAGTTGAAACTCAGGGTGTGACCGGTTGGCTAAAACAGCATGGCGATGCCTATATCAAACAAGGTGAAAAGATACAAAAGTTTGGTGGCATGGTTTCCAAAGCAGGTTCGACATTAACTAAAGCAATAACATTACCAGTAGCAGCAGGTTTTACAGTTGCAACGAAAGCCGCAAGTGATTTCACAACTCAAATTGGAGAAATTGGCCCATTACTTACAAATGGTCAAGCTATAACGGCTGAATATAAACAGCAACTTGAACAAATGGGCGAAAGCTCAAAACAATGGGCGAAAGATTACGGAGTAAGTACTACCGAGATCAACCAAGGATTAGCTGAGGTTGTAAGGAAAGGTTATGATGCCAACCAAACTATGGGTGTAATGCCTGCCATATTAGATGCAACTAAAGCTTCTGGGGATGCTTTTAATGATGTAATGAATGTATCTACAGAGGTTATCAGTCAATTTAACCTTAAAGGCAAAGATTATGAAACGACCGTCCAAAATGCAACTCGAGTTACAGACAGTTTAACCTACGTAGCAAATGCTACCTCAGCTGGTTTTACTGACTTGGGATTAGCAATGAGTTATGTTGGACCGGTTGCCAATTCTTTAAATATGTCTGTTGAAGAAACTGCGGCAGCTATCGGACTTTTAAGTGATGCTGGTATTGGTGGCGAGAAAGCCGGTACAGCGTTACGTGGTGCTTTGACACGCTTGCTAAAACCTTCTGATCAGAACATTGCTGGATTTGAACAATTAGGAATTTCCGTAGATGCCTTTAAAGAAGGTACGCTTACTCTACCGGATATCCTGGATAAGATTAAAACAAATACTCAGGGATGGACAGACGCTCAACGGACGTCAGCGATCGCCTTGGCATTCGGCACAGAATCTCAATCCGCTATGAACGTCTTAGTAAACCAAGGCGGTGATGCGCTACGGAACTTGACCAGCGAAACAGAAAGCGCTAGTGGTGCTACCAAGAAAATCGCAGATTCTATGAAGGACTTACCTGCTAACAAAGTGGCTAGGTTTAAAGAGTCATTGAATGTTTTGGCTATTACATTCGGCGAAAAACTTTTACCTTTAGTCACACCATGGATCGAAAAAGCCACAGATATGGTCAATTCATTTTCTGAACTTGATGATGCTACACAAAATAATATTGTCAAATGGGGCCTTATGGCAGCAGCAGCTGGTCCAGCACTCAAGTTGCTTGGCGGAGGTATCTCTGTAATTGGTAAAACAAGAAAAGCTGTCGGTTTGCTATCTAACGGTATCGTAGAACTCGCTGCTGCCTCGGCAGAAAAGAAAGCTTTACCATTCTTAGCTAAAAATATACTAGGCATTGGTACAGCTGCAACTACTGCATCTGGTGTGGGCGCTGCAGGTGCTAGCGGAGCTGGAGTAGTAGGATTGGGAACTGCTATCGCTGGTTTGGCTGGTCCAATCGCAATAGGAGTAACAGCCCTAGGAGCGGTTGCTGGTGCAGTATATCTTGGCAAAAAAGCCTATGACGAGCACCAACTAGCTGGAGCCAAGTGGGGAACTGCTGTAACCGAAGAACAGGACAAGGTTATTTCCAAGTCTTACGAACTAAGAGATAAAGCAGTAAGCTATGTAAATGAATATGCAGACGGTGTACGAGGTTCTGCTGATAAAGCTATCACGGCCAATCAAGAAATTGTAGATTCAATTCAAGCGGCAATGGATAAAGAAATTGAACGTAAAAAAGCAGCTGCAGAAAATTTGAAAGATCCGGAAACAAAAGCAAAAGCAGATCAAACTATTGCATATCAAGATATGGTAGATAAAGTTCTGCTCGAACAGGCACAAAAACGCGTAGACAGAATTAATGAAATTTTGACAAATGCAAGCAAAAATAATCGAGAATTATCTGACCAAGAGCGTCAATATATCGAAGCTAACTATAATCAGTTGTCAGACAAACAATTAGAGCAAGCTGGTTTTAGCAAAAATCAACGCGTGGCAATCGAAACTGCTTATCAAGATGATTTGTCTAAATTATCAACCAAACAACTAAATGAACGTGCTAAAAATGTAAGGAACGCTTTGGATGATGAGCAATCAAGCTACGAAAAGCAGAAAAAATCAATTGCTAAGATTTGGGGCGAAAATACACAAGCCTATAAAGTTGAAATGGATAAATTAGACACGTCGCATAAACAAGCTACAGAGTCTATGATACTTGGATTTGCAAAACTAAGATTGGAACAAGGTTACAGTCTAAAAGATTCTGCCGCGTATTGGGAAGCGTATGGTTGGTCAGTTGAAGAAGTGACTGCACTGGTTAATTCAAGCATAGATAATACGACCAAGAATCTTGATATGCTGGCAAAAGGCACTGAGGAAGCTGATATCCAATGGAACCAATTAGCACTTGATCCTAAAACTGGTGAAGTCAGGACCAACATGGCTGATGTATTGAAAGACATGGCTTCGACAGATGAAGGTTGGGAACAACTGAAATTCATGGCGAAAAACGCTGATATATCGACCAATGCAAAAGAAGAAATTGCAATCGCAATGGGCGAATCAGGAAGATGGAACGAACTTTATTTGACGGAACAACAACTTCTAGTAGATGGTGATGAAGCTAAGCTTCAACTTTATGATACTATCGAAAAGTTGGGTCTGTGGAACCAATACAGTGCAGATAGAAAGCTACTTGGAATAGATAATGCTGATGCAACTTATAAGTTGTTGGATTCAGAAAAAAAAATCAAGCAGTGGATTGAACTACCAGTAGAATCAAAAAAAATATTGGGTAATAACGAGGATTTACTTGCGAAAGTTTTTGAATCCGATAAATCCTTAAGTGCATGGGAAAAGTTACCTAGTTCAGTAAAACAGATTTTAGGGAATAATGAAGATTTACTTGCAAAAATTAAAGATGGAACTATAAATATAAGAGATTATAATAAAAGTGTTTTGCCAGAAATAAAGAAATTATGGGCAGATAACGAAGACTTGTTAAATAAAGTTTTGAAATCAGATGAATTATGGTTACGTTGGCTCGATCTTCCTGATTCTCAAAAAAATATCTTACTTAATAATGAAGATCTAATGACGAAAGTTTTTGCATCAGAAGAATCATTAAAAGCATGGAAACAATTACCCGACCCAGTGAAAAATATGCTTGGTAACAATGAAGATATTTTGTCAAAGGTTAAAGATGGAACTATTTCTGTTGAGGATTACAACAAGAATGTCTTACCTGCTTTGAAAAAGCTGTTCGGAGATAACAGCGATATTATCCAAAAGCTTACCGAAGGAGAAATAAGCTTAGACGAGTATGATGAAAATAACCCTTTCAAAAAAATCTTAGAAGGTGATTCTAGTTCTACGCAACAGGCCGCTAAACTTGGGCGGGAACAATTGGATATGTTTGCAAAAAACAATCCAAAAGATAAATCCTTAAACGCTCGTGATAATGCGACTGTGCCAGCTAAAAAAGCTTTAAAATCAGTTCAAGAGTTCGCTGCACAACGAAACTACGAAGTAACTTTAACTACCCGTAGAGTTAATATAAACGAACGAATAGATGTAGTTAGCAACGGCAGAAACACGGGTCAATACGCCACGCATGCAGCACAAGGTACCAATTTCCATAAAGGTGGAGATATGATTGTAAACGATCAACCTGGTCCTTTGTATAAGGAAATTGTGCATGAACCAGGCAAAGAGCCGTACATTCCAGTCGGACGTAATGTTCTAATCCCTAATGCTAAGAGGGGAACCAAAGTTTATAAAGCAAGCCGCACCAAATCGATCATGCGGCGCTTGGGTATTCCAAAGTATGCTGATGGTGTGGGGATTCCGGAAGATTCTTCATTGGTTAGAAACCTGAGAAGTTTATCGCCTTCTTCAGAATCAAGTTCGATTAATGTCCGTACACAGGATTACTCGAAGCAATTTGAGATGCTGATAGATATCATGTCAAACTTCGGTGAAGATTTGAGAAATATGCAGCTAATTCTCGATGGACGAAACGTAATGAAGTCAATTGAGACTAGACAAACAAATCAACAAAAACTAAATGATATCAAAGCAGGGAGGAGAACGATATGATTAGCGATTTAGAGATAAAACTAAATGATTTTAGACTTTCAGATTACTTTGATTTAACAGATGAGCCAGATCGTGGACTCTTTCCTGAGGTGCAACATGAATTAGTTCAATTGGCACAATCAGATGGTTCTCGCGCAACTAGTAAAAGGCGTACCCACAGGATAATCACTTTGCCCTTATACGCTTTGAGCGGAAATTTTAGGCAAACGAAAGATGATTTAGCGAACGTGCTGTTTGCTGAAGGACGGCAACGGCTCTGGTTTTCAGATGAGCCGGACAGATACTGGTTAGTTGAATTGACAGGGGAATCAAGCTGGAAGCGATCATTAGATAATATAGGGGAAGCGTATGGAGAACTAAAGTTTTTGTGTGAAGACGGATTAGCACACTCGATAAATTCGAGAGCATTTCTTTTCTCGAACACTGAAGAGGGTATGTTAACCACAATACAAAATAACGGAACTGCCAGTACGACAGTAGACTTTAATGTTGACTTCTTATCTGATGCAAATTCAATAGCTTTTGTTTCTGCTGAAAAAGTATTGCAATTAGGAGCAGCAGAAGCACCTGATTCTATAGAAGAAGTACCTAAAACAGAACTTGTTTTAAAAGATCAGATGACTAGTTCCACTAGTGCTCAATGGAATATCAATCAAGCCAGAATTCGCCGTAATGAGAGCGCAGGAGATCATACTTCAAAACGTATGGGAAGCTTAAAATATGATTCAATGGGGACGTGGGTAAGTAGTACAGGTAGTGTCACTGACGAAGACAAATTTTGGCATGGACCATCAATTAGTAGGGATATTATTGAAATGGAAAACTGGGAAGTCTGGAGTGCAGTAACATTTAAGTCTACAGGCGGAGGAAAATCGGAAGCTGCTCAAGAAGGTTTAATGGAGATAAATGTTCTTGACGAAGATAATAATTTCCTAATGGGATTGCAACTGATGGACGGATATCCTTCTCTTGATAAAGTTAGTTGGACCTTCTTCATTGGAGACAACGTAGTTGATTGGGGCTACTTTCCAAGCAGTGTAATGAAATCTGGTGGTGGATTTTACGGACAGGTCATCTTCAAAAAAGTAGACAACAAATTTAGTTTCAAAATTGCACGAGTGTCAAACAACAAGGAAACGTGGAGGGTAAGTAGAGAAACTGTAAACAACACTATCGCTTCTCTTTCTGCTAAGCGAGTTTCATATTATATGGCAACTTATGGGAAGCAGCCAGCGTACAATATGGGTGTTAGTTTTTGTCAAATAAAAAAGATAAATTCCTTAGACCCTTTAAATATTCCTTTGACATTTTTTGAAGGTGATTATCTTCAAGTAATTAACAATAAAATATACTTGAATAGTGTGTTGGCTGGTGATTATCGGGTTGTAGGCGGAAGCAATGTATTTACGGTGGATGCAAACATAACAACTCCAATCTATTGTGTGACCGATGGAGATGTAACTGCTACTGCCGAAATTAGGGAGCGATTTGTATGATCTTACACTTCTTAGATAAGCAAATGAACCACATTGAAACAATTGATACTGCCTATCAAACCGACACAGTTATCACAGAAATATTTATTGATAAAGAACTAGTTAATGGGACAGCTATACACACGGCTAGCTTTGATATCTATAAGACTAGTGAAATTAGCGAGAAACTAAATCTGGGGAAATTTCTAATCGTTGATGACTTAAAAATCTTGATGGTCATCATGGCAGAATCCGAGGAAACTGAATACACAAGACCTGTAACTTGTTATGACTTAGGTATTTCTCTGAGAAACGGTAGCGCTGTGATGATTGACTCGAGAGATGCACAGTATATTGACTATTACGTCAATAGAGAAATTGCTCAAACCGATTGGGAAATTGGGCGAAATGAGATTGGAACTGATATTAAAAGACTTGGGAATTTTTCTGATGAAACGCCGCTTTCTCGTTTACAGTCGATATGTGAGCTGTTTAACTGCGAAATGTCTTTTAGGTATGAATTTTCTAATCTGAAAGTCACAAAAAAGTATATTGATATTTCATACAGAATCGGAATTGATCGATCGAATGATATCCATTTTTCTGGGGAAGATGTGGTATCAATTAGTAAATCATCAGATATCTATGATTTCTTTTCGGCTATTAGAGATCAAAATCAAGGGTTTAATGATTTAGTACTAGATGATGGTAGGTATTTTACTACCAAGGGCGAGTCAATAATCTATGATCGTCAATCAAACACAGAATATGGTTATTCCAACACTTCTAAAGATGTCTTTACTAGTTATACATTCGGGAATTTTTCATCAAGTGATGATTTAAGTCCACAAGAAAGATATAATCAGGGTCTGGATTTGCTAAAAGCGAGCAACAGTCCTACATTAGAAGTCACAGTAAATCATTTGTTTGAGATGGGGAATTTAGATGTTGGTGATACAGTTGTATACATTGATGAAGAATTCAAACCAGCATTAAGAGTAAAAGCTCGTGTAAAAAAAATAACCATAAGTGATGATCAAACCAAAAACGAAGTAGAATTAAGTAATTATGAGCTTCTACAGAGTCAAATTTCATCCGATGTCATTGCTCTCCAACAACAAATTGCCCCACCAAAGGATATATATTTAGTTAAAATAACTTCAGATAGTCCGACTTCAATTAAGGATAATATTGGGGATATTACACTGACAGCGACCGTTTTTCATAATGGCAGAGATATTACTCCTAAAGTGAACAAGGATACATTCGTATGGACGAAGCAAAATGAACAAGGAATTCATGATGAGGTGTGGGAATCAAACGCTGTCGGAAATAAAGTTATTATTCCTAGGAGTCGTATTTCCGAAAAGACTGATATTATAAAATGTCAAGCGGTTGTATTCGAAACCCCCGGAGTTCAAGCTATCTACTTTATAAATGGCTTAAAGGCACTTACGAATAAGGTTTTGCGTCATGTTCGCTCTGATATGGTGGTAAGTGTATTTATTACTGACATACACTTTGCTACTGATACTGCTATTCGTGATGATCTGTCCAACTATGGAATATCACATCGTCATGTAGATAATGTCACTGCATTTAGTAAGAACATTGACCTAGATTATGTAATCGGTGGTGGAGATTTTATTGATGGAAGTACTTATAACAAATCAATAGCTAAAAGAGATTTAACAAACATTATATCGAGAATGGGAAATGCAGATTGCCCTTACTTTTCAATTATAGGTAACCATGAGTTTAACGCTTGGGGAGATGGGAGAACTGGGGGAATATTAAAAAAGGTAAATGCATATCAGATGAAAGATCCCAACAGCACATTGTTTGTAGGAAAAATGACGAATATCTTAACTACTTATGAATTGTACCAGACAATGATACGACCATCGACTGTGTTTCCAATCAACGATAGTGGAAAAGGATATTATTTCTATGATGTTCCAAATAAAAACTTTCGAGCTATCTTCCTAAATTCTAGTGACATACCGTTGATTCTTGATGAAGATGGTTATGCCAAATATAACCCAATTGGTGTATCGGGATACCGTCAAGAGCAAATCGATTGGTTTAAAAATGTTCTTTTAAATACGCCGACTTCAATGACGGTTGGTGTGTATCAACATTTCCCGTTCGGAAGAAGGTATGATCCAAATGATAATAGCTATCCCTATAACTATGAAATGATTGACGGACTACTATCGGCTTTTAAAACCGGAAGTAGCTTTACTAGAACATATTCAGATAATGCAGATTTTCAAGCAAGTGTTTCCGCCAACTTCAATGGGCGAAAGGGAACAGTTGCTTTTTTGATGCACGGTCACACTCATAACGATCGGATTTCTCTAGGGGGAGATAGTATTCATAATGTGTCAACTGGATGTTCAGTCAGCCGACCGAAACACGATATGTTAGACCGCTCAATCGGAACTTTGAGCGAAGATTTGTGGGATGTTGTAACTGTTGATACAAAGAACAGACAAGTAAAAATGTTTCGGTTTGGTAGTGGAGAAGATAGAGAGTTTTCATATTAAGGAGGGGATATTTTGGCTATAGTTGAAGATCAAATTAGTTTCGCACGTGTAGAAGATGGCGACGATGGCCGAGGGATACTTGGTACACCGGTTGCAACATATGCACAATCAACAAGTGGTACGACTCCGCCAACTACATGGTCAGATACTAGACCAAAGGTGCCAGCTGGACAGTATCTTTGGACAAGAGTTGTCACAACATACACCGATAACACGACATCTGAAACCCAAACGCCTACTTTGATGGGAGAAGTAGGTGATCCAGGTGTCAGCGTCACAGGAACGCAAGTCCAGTTTGTCCAAACATCCAGCACTACGGAGCCAACAAGTGGGTGGTCAACTACACGACCTACGCCAGTACCTGGCCAGTGGTTATGGACTCGTTCGAGGAATATTTTATCGAACGGAACCTACGGAGCATGGGCAACTGTGCCTACATTGATCGGTCGTGAAGCAATTGTTGTGAGTGCCACAGCACCAAGCAATCCAACTACAGGGACGTTGTGGCAAACGCCCACTGACCCAAATGTCCAAAAATGGGATGGTACGAAATGGGTTGATTGGGGTATAGCTGCAGAAAATATACTTGCAGACAATCTTGTAGTTAACGATGGTAAGTTCGAGAAGCTGATAGGCACAGAAATAGAAGGCGGTATTATTACAAATCCATTTGACTATTGGGATGGAGAAAGCGTACCAGGTGGTACCGACGAAATGTGGCGTAGAGGTCAGACAACAATAAATAAGTCTGAAGTCGTTACTATATGGGAAGACTATAACAAATCAACAGGAGCAAAAATTAAAGAAGGCGGTGTTATTCAAAATTCTAATGGTTCCTCAGTATTTGTAAATGATCCATCTGGCTACTCGCAGCGTAGTTCAGTGCGTATGGACGGAATATTGATTGCTGATAGTCGTGGAGTTGGTGGCGCAACTAGTACGTTCTTAACTTATAGTGATTTAGTTAAAATACAGCCTATTCAACTGACACCAGCTACTGGTTGGTCAGTTTATGCTACAAGTGGGAGTAATAGACCAATCGGAAGTCGAACTGGAAGGATTGTTACCCTGAGCGGGGCATTTAAAAACAATAGTGTATTGTCCAATAGCAATGATGTTATTACCATCGGTAGTGTACCAAACGCATTGAGACCTATTAGTGAAGTAAAAATAATTGTAAAAGGTGCAGGTACAAGCTCGTACATGTTGGTTGTGGACACGGACGGTTTGATCAAAATTCAGTATAGATTGGGTTGGACAGGATCCCAATATGGTTACATTCAAAATAATTCAGGGGATATTTTCAACATTCACGTTTCCTATCCAGGGGCAGATATATTCTAAAAGGAGGACCAAATATGTTAGATGAATTCAAAAGGCAATATATCGAGAAATGTATTAACGGAGATGGGTTTGATGATGAATTGAACAGTTTATTCGAATCGATCCTTTTGGAGGAGATGAATGACGATGCAGAAAAAATGAGCTTGTTTATCCAATCGATCAATGATGAAAACAGACCGAAAGAACCCACTGAACTGGAACTGTTAAAACAAGAGAACAAACAACTGCAAGAAGAATCAGAGATGATCCAGACTGCATTTACGGAACTGTCAGACTATGTATTCTCAAAGTAAAGGAGGGATGATCAATGGAATTTTCAGCGATGAAGATGTTGTACGCAACACACGTGATTGAAGGAAAACGTACGATCGAGAGCGTTCCGGAGATTTTGCGTGAAGATGTTGCGAAAATTGTTGGTGAAGCAAAAAAGCCAGAAGGAACCAAAGAATAGGATATTTAGCAGCAGGAGCAATCGGCTTATTAGTCGGTTGCTTTTATTTTAGGAAAGTAGGTGGCATATGTTCAGTTGGGGGAAAATAGAATGAAAGAATTTTTGGAGATCAACAGCTTTTGGGCAGCGGTATTTGGTAGTGGCCTACTGGCTACCCTTTGGCGGGTGGGAACATGGGTCACCAAACTAGTTAAAGCTAAAAGAGCTGAGAATGATCTTAGGGAACAAACAATCACAGCCTTAGAAACGGCAAATAATGACCAAGATAAACGTCTACAAAAAGTAGAAGATTATCAAGCGATGGCAGAAGTCAGAAGTCAGAAAATCGTTAAAGCTGAAAAAGCTTCTTTGCACAACCAAATTTGGAACAAAGCAGATGAGTACATTAAGCGTGGATATATCACTGTTGGTGAGTTGAACAACTTTGATTATCTATTTGAAGCCTATAAGAATCTAGGCGGAAATGGGACTGGCGATACATTGCGTGCTAAGGTATCTAATTTAAATGTACGTGATGAAGGTATTTTGCAACAAAAAGAAATAGATGAACATTAGGAGGTACTATCATGAAATTAACTAATAAACAGTATGATTTAGCTAAAAAAGTTTTAACTGTTGGGGTGCCAGGAATCACAGCATTTATCGTAACTCTAGGCGGTTTATATGGATTCTCAACAGAAATCATTGTTGGAACGATCACGGCTGCTGCAACTTTAGCTGGTGTTTTCTTGAATATCGCTAGTAGCCAGTATCAAGATGATCAAAAGCCAGATTACGGCGATGGGCAGGAGTTTACCGACAAGAAGGAGTAGCTGTTAGCTACTCTTTTTAATTTGAAAGGAAGGTTAATATGAAAATCACAATCGAAGGTACACCGAACGAAGTAAAAGAATTGCTCCAAGCTACTGGAAGTAGCGAGGAGCAAAAATCAAAAGATAATAAAGTTGATATTAAGCGGTTAGATAGATCTATCCATAAAGAAACGACTAGAAAAAAAAGATTAGAGGGAATCGAATTCTAGGTCTTCTTCTATTCTTTCTAAAGTTTCACCTGATTCAATTAAATATTTTGGAAGGTCAGGAACCTCTTTTATAATATCAATTGTTTCCTTTGAAATTACGAAATAACTGGATAATAAATCTATCTCATTATCAGTAAGGATACCTTTTTCTGATAAAAGGCTAACAAGATTGTTTATTCGCTTTTCTTGATGAACAACCAGTCTTCTCTGATTGTACTCCAACACATCACTGTATGAAAATGAACTTAAACTTCTATCTGTATCAAATGATAAAAACAAACGGGCATTACAATTTTTATCATAAATAAATTGACCAAGTTTAACAGAGAAATTTTTATCTTTTACGAGAACATCGATAGTATTATCAACATTATGATTTTCTTCATAGTATTCGATAAACGATTTCAAGGTTTCAAAATCTGTAGTTAAATCCAAACCGATAATATCGTCATTACTAATCATCTTTTTTATGTCAAATGTTAGAGATTCGTTTTTAGCTTTGAACATAGGGATTTCACCTCCTTATCAGTTATTTCAGCAGACCACTTGCTGATAAGGAGATTATAGCAAAAAAATATTGTTAAAAGGAGGAAATAAAAAATGAGTTTTATCAAATATGAATATATCAGAATTAACAAGTTTTCTCGTCCGGGAATCAAAAACTATGGTGTCAAAGGAATTATCATGCATTACACGGCTAACAATGGCGGCACTGCCCGAAACCACAAAGATTACTTCAACAATCTGAATGGCGTTTATGCTTCCGCTCACTTGTTTGTAGATGACAATGAAGCTATTTGTATCATTCCGTTAGACGAAGTCGCTTATCATGCAAACGATACGGTTAGATACAATTCAGATGGATCTATCTACAAACCTTTATATTCACAAATCGGCAATGCTAACTACGGCGCTATTGGCTTGGAAATGTGTCTGGATAAGAATGGGAATATCACCGAAAAGACTTTTCAAAATTCTGTTAAGGCTGTCAAAGAATTGGTTGACAAGTATCCAGCAATCACACGCAATACAATCTGGCGGCATTATGATGTAACTGGCAAGAATTGTCCAGCACCTTGGGTAAGCAAGCCTAGCGAGTTAGAGCGTTTCAAAGAAGCGGTGTTTGGAAAAGCTACTAGCAACGGCACCACCGCTACTAAGCCCAGTACATCTAGCAATGGATCCACAACAAGCACCGCTAAGCCTAGTTATAGCCAGCTAACAGTGGATGGTATGTGGGGTAAGAAAGTTGCTAACCGTGCAATGGTTTACGAGGGAATTACTCCTGATGATGAAATCAGCCACCAATACCGCCAAGCGTGCAACAAGAACCTTTATGCTGCGCAATTCGATAATACGCTAAAAGGATCAACGTTGATTCGTACATGGCAGAAAAGGTTGAAAGCGAAAGGCTTATACAATGGTGCGATCGATGGACTGTGCGGAACAGAAATGATCAAAGCTATGCAACGAGCCTTGAAGACAACGGTTGATGGAGTTATCAGCCCTGTATCTAACATGGTCAAAGCGCTGCAAGTAGCATTGAACAACAATAAGCTTCCGTGGTAAACAAATAGCCCGCTTCTGCGGGCTTGTACATATTATTAAATTGTATTACTTCCCCTAGATATGATTTTTAAAACTATCTGCAGGTTGCAAAAAGATACTAAATATTGTAAAATGGTTGCAACGACAAAAACGGGCGGTGGCTTAAATGGCAGACTTTACTTATATTTTTCAACAGGATAATCCAGAACACTTTTTAACAGAGATTTTTAACAAAGAAACGAGAATTTACTTGAATTCATCTGTAAAACTTGGCTATCAATTAGCTATAGATACTTTAAGAAAAGAAGATAGTTGGCTCAATGACTTAAGAGGAAAAGAAATTTTACCTAGACTGAAAACATTCGGTGTTGAATACATGATTGTTCAGTATATAAGAAATGGTTTGCTTAATCTAGATTATTCAATTAACTACACTTCAGGGAAGAATAATACATTTCTATTATTTAAAGATAAACAGGACAAAACAAACCTAATAGTTAATCAATCTAATTCTTCTGCTAAACCTAGTAGATATGCTAAATATCGTGCGAATAGGTACAACAATTTTGAAACATACTATGATTTCGATAAAAAAAGCTTTGTTGAAGAAAAACCAGTATATATCGAATTAAATCACGGATATCAAACTGATGTGCCAACTTTTACTGTTCTTGGTATTCCAAAAGATATGAAAAGCTGGTATACTTCTATACCAGTTGATAAAGAATTTGAACTTTTGACGGATAACAAGGCTAAATTTATTACCACTGAAAAAGAAATGTCTGATTTCAATTTCGATGATTTTGAAAAACACATAAAAGAGAGTGATGCTCAATGAGTATAAACAATTCCTTTGTATTTCAAGGAAGTAAATTAAAACTTGCAAGGGAATTAAAACTGTGGACAATATCCAAGTTAGGTGAAAATTTAGGTGTCAGTCATCAACTAATATCCGATTGGGAAAACAATAAGAAAAAACCCACTTTCGAAAAATTGCTTGATATTGAAAATCTTTTAGGATTTCCTAGACAATTTTATTTTAGTAAAGTATACACAACTTCTCCTGATAATGACTTATTATTTTTTAGAAAAGGTGCTGCTGTTCCAGTTAAGTTTCAAAAACAAGTTGAACAAAGTGGGATCTTGTTCAGTCTTATTG